CTCGAATACATTATTTTTTTCCCTTCTTGCTAGGGAGGCTAACGATTATTAGGCCTCCGATAAATACGGCGATAGCTAAAGCTAGGTCGATTAGTAGTTGGCGATCCATTAGGCCACCTCGATTACTGACTTTACGCTTACGAAAGGATTCCAATCTTTCATAACCGCGATGGCTCTTTCTTCTTCGGCTCTTGCCGACTCTAAGCTGCGAGCTTTTACGATGATGCTATTTTCGGTCTTTCTTACCGAGTTGTAATAAGTAACTTCGAACTTCTTCATTTTGTTTTCCCCTATCCGACTACGAAAAATCTGTTGTCGATTACTTCGATGCTCGCCTCGATTGACCAGCGAGCTATGTAGTTTTCCGCTCCTTTACGAGTTGCGAATACTTTGTAGATTGTCTTGTCCTTGAAGAACATCTCGGGTTCCTTTCTCCCTTACCTGTTCAGAGTAAGGGAGGGGTCGGACTTAGGGCTACAAGGTTTGGTAACAGCTTGGTAACAATTAGACCGCGGTAATACGGACTACCGCGCCCGGATCTCGCTCATCGGCGTAGAACTTCCGGGCTATTAGCTCGACAACTATCGAATCATCCGCCCAAAGGCGGCCGGTATTAGCCTTGCCGTCTTCTCCCTGATTTAGGCCGTCTAGGAGGCCGCGGGCGAGCTTATCTACATCCGGAGGAACAATTGGAAAGGCTCTTTTACCCTGTTTTATAGTTGCCGGCCTCGGAAGGTAGAACTCGACCTCTACCTTTACCGGCCCAAGAATTAGATTATGCTCTGCGGGAAGCCCTGCCTCTACCGCTTTAGCGATTGCTAGCCGCCAAGGTTTTAGTTTTTTAGAAGCTTCGATTACCCTGCCCCGAACCACGCGCTTAGAGCCTTGTGGAGCAGGGTCTCCGAATACCTCGAAAGTTAGCACCCTCTAAGTCTAGAAGGGAGCTGACTCATCCTTCTCGACCGCAGCCATTACTCGCTCCGCCCGAACCTTGATACTTACCCCGGTAGATCCATCGCGCTTCTCGTAGATATTTAGTCCGGAGATTCGGCCTTCGACAGTTACCTGCTTCGCATCCGGAAAAGTATTATCCCAAGTTACATCGTAGACAACTTTATCGACTGTCTCCCAGGTTCCGGATTCGGTCTTCTTTCGAACATCGACAGAGACCTTAGCCGCAGAACCCCAGTCGAAGTTCTTCGGGTCATTTAGCCATCCGGTTACTTTTACAGTAGCTTCATTCTTTATCATTTGTTACCTTTCTGCGGTGTTCGCCATTTACGCAGTCGAGATGCCCGCAGGTCGGCTCGCCGGTAACGACTAATTCACCATCTTCATTTATGGGTGTGACTAAATCATCCGCATAGTTTCCTTGCCAGATGAGGCAGTCACCTATTTTTGTTTGTTTCCTTGCCCTACAAGAGGAGCAAGAGTCTGGAATCTTTCGAGTCTCATTTACTTCCCAGACTATCCCGCACCTCGGACATTGTTTTTGCACTTTATAACCCTAGCTTCTTTCTAAGCTCCGGGGTAAGTGGAACAGCCTTTTTTGCTATCTCCTCCATCTCTTTTATGTACGCATCGGATCGAGCTTTCTCTTTTGCCCTGCGCTCCTCCGCGGCCTGTCGAGCCTCCGGAAGGGTCGCGGAGTTTTCCCAGGCATCGGCATTTAGCCAGGTTGCCGGATACTTGGTAAATTCGGGTTTCCTCGAAGGGTCGTTGCGGTAAGCAATAGCCCCGGCTAGAAGTTCTTCAAACTTAGCTCTCTTTAGAGCAGACCTAAAGGCTTTCTTAGCCGCAGCTCTATCTATCTTCCGCGGGTATTCCTTCCAGAACTCCTCGAATTTAGCTTCTAACTCGCTCGTAGTGTTCTTATATTGTTCTTCTTCAGTAATAGTGTTCTTTGTAGTCGGATTATCCGATAACGGCTTTTCCGACAACGGCAAATCCGCCGGGTCTCTAGTAGTCCAGATAGCCTCTCCATAGCGACCGGATTCATTTATCTGAGAGCGCTCTAAATAGCCGTATCGCTCTAATTCGGCGATAGCGGATCTAATCGCATCCTTTCCCTCCTGGCACTCGCGGGCAATCGAATTTATGCTTAGCGCCCATCCTGGGCGGTGGCTCATAAGCATCGTTAGAAGACCGCGAGCCTTTAGGCTAAGTCGATTATCCCTAACCCAATGATTAGGAATCTGCGTAAAGTGATCGTCAAAATCGTGATGGCCTCTAATTAGCGGCATTTGCTTCCCCTTTCTAAAACTATCAAATTAGATTTATTTTCTTCCAGGCCTCGATCGAGTTTTTATCTCTAGCCCCACCGGCGTATCTTCCGGCGTTGAAATAGAGCTTTAGTTCGGCCTCGCGCTCTCTCGCGAGTCTTTCTCTTTCTTCGGCTTCGAGTTTCTCGCGCTCTTGCCGCATCTCCTCGACCTTGCGCTTCCAGTAACTCTCCGAGGCTAAAGCTTCTTCTCGCATTTTGCGAGCTAGCTCCTCGATATCCATAACCCCTCCTAAATCAGATAGCTAGGTGCTTCGGTTCTTACTTTCTCACCTGCCTCCGTCAATGTATACCAAATTAGATTTGGAACATCGAAAAGAGGGTCTGAAATATCTCTCCAGGATTGAAGTTTGTGCCCGAACTCTCGCGCCTCGGAAGCGGTTGCTGGGTCGGACTCCATAAGGCTGTTATAGGCCTGGCAGACTCGAATTAGGTTCTGCGCGGTGTCGATTAGCTTCGATCCGCCCATTCCGCGATTCCGGCGATGGTGTAAAACTAGGCCTTCCGTAGAGCCGCAATGCCAGCAAGCTAGATCGCGCTTTTCTACTTGCCTTCTTACCCTGTCTGAAACCGCCATAATCGCCTTTCTAAGCCTCTAAGCCCTCTAAGGCAGGTAGAGATACCCTAAAGGTCTCTAAAGGCTTCTAATCGCCTTCTAGGGCTAATTAGAGCCTAGATTCCTGCCCTATAAGTTTTGCCTGCGTAGCTAAGACCATAGAAGCCGTCTCAATCGACTTTATCTTTTGCCGGATACGGCCTAATTCGGCCTTCCGGAGGTCTCGCGCTAATCGCAGGTCTGCCGATTCTAACTTAGCAATCGCTTCTCTATCCCGGACAGTTCCGGAGGCTTTTATGTAAGCCTTCTGCTCCGCTAGGTCTAGAGCGTATTCCGCTTCAGCAAGAGCCTTTTCTGCTTCGAATAGTGCGTTAGAGCCGCGACTATTCTCCTGAATCAGCTCCGCTAGTTGTTTCTGGATCTCCTGAATCACCTAAAACCCCTAATAATAAATCTGTAAGTTCCTTATTCCAGAACTCAGCTTCCTTTTCTTTTCCCCTGAATCGGGCTATTAGATAGGCCTCCTGAAGCTCGTGTAGCTTCGCCTTGTGTAAATCGGTCAGCATAGGCCTTCAGTCTCTCTAATACCTCCGGGTGGGCATTACTCGATTTCGCCAGAGTGTATAAATCTCTTAGCTGCTCGATAGTTTCCAGCGTAGCAGCTTTATCGAGCCAATCCTCGCGAGTTACTTTCTCCATCTCCTCGCGAGAGGCAAGAGTCTTCGGGTCTTTATTCATCGCGTAACCGATAGCCATCAAAGCGCGGCCAAGACTCGAAGTTTCGGCATTAGGTAGCGCCGCCGTATTATTAGCGCCTCCGCTTCCGTCAATCTCTGCGGCGAACCCAGTTCCCTTTACTAGGCCGTTAGCCTGGTCTCCGGCAGTTAGATAGATTTCGGTTTTTACTACCCATTGGGTTTTTCCGTTACCCATATCGTTAGATCCGATTAGAGTCGAGACAATTCGACCATCCGGATAGTCTTTGTGAAACTTAGCCAGTCTTTCGGCAACAGTGGCGTAATTTTCTAGATTGAAGCGAGACATTTATTTTCCTTTTCTCTTGTGTACTATTAGGTAAGGTAATCCATCTTTCTTTGCCTGCCTAGAGGCGATTCTTATTTTTTGTCCATCGACCTCTAAGTAAGCGTGTTTAGCTTTGCCCATCGCATCGAGGGTCTGAGACTTGTAGTATCGAAGCTCCTCTGCCGCCTTATCGTAAGCTTCCTGAGCATTTGCGAGAAGGAATAAAGAGTCAATCTCTACTTCCCTTTCCTCGATCTCCGGGTGCTGATAGCGAACAGTTTCATAAGTCGATTCAGAACCATCCCATTCCGGCTTTTGGTCAGAAAAGATACAGGCCATAAACTCGACCGCCTTCTGCCTTTGAACTTCGATATCGAACTCATCGCGACTAATCTCAATGTCATACCAGCTCATTCCGGCCACCGCGACTAAGAAGGCTTTCTCTAAACCTAAAATGTCTAGGTAGTGCTGAACCTGCGCGTAATAACCCATAGGCAAAGATTCCCAAGTTTGTCTTCCGGTCTTTACTTCGATAACTACCCACTCCCCGGACTCGCGGTGTCTAGCAAGAGCATCGGGGTTAGCGTGTCTAAAAGGCAGCAGGCCGTCTTGATAAGTTCCGGTAGTAAAGACCTCGTATTCGGGGTGTTCCTCAGCCCAGAGCTTTAGAATCGGTTCTTCGAAGGCCTTCCCGAACCGGATAGCCCAGTTTTCTTCGATATCTCCGGGAATTTTTCCCGTCTTCTTAGCCCAGAGAGTGTATGGACTCTCAAAAGGGTTTAGGCCAACTATCGTGGAGATTTCACTTCCACCAATGGAGTTTTCTCTAGCCTTGTGCCAGTCTTCAGAACCGGCCTTGAAGACTCCGAGGAGGGTTGCGTTGCCTATCTTTTCGGGTGCGTAAATTTCGAACATAGTAGGAGTTTTCCATAGGGGTCGGACATTTATTTTGTAGACTCCTCGGATGGGCCATTTTGACGAGAAGCACTACCGGCTTCTAAAGGCTATTCACGCTAACGGCGGGGTAGCCTGCGAAGACTTTCCGGAGCTTTTCTACCCGGAAGATATCCCGGATCCAATGAAGCGGCAACTAGCGACTCTTATAGCTAAAAGGCTCTGTAACGACTGTCCTATAAAGGCAGAGTGTTTTCGGTATGCGGTCGAGTCAGGCCAGCGATACGGAGTCTGGGCTGCTACTCTCCCTCACGAGCGCTAGTTACTCTTTGTGATTTACGATCGAGGTCAATACGCTTAGAAGGCCTGCTCCTAGCGATACCGATAGCAAGCCTGCCCAGTCTGCGGTAAATAGCCCAATCGAGCCAGAACCTAGAAAAGCAATCGCGGCCTGAGCGATGGTCTTTATCGCCCTCTCTCCGGCATAAGACCAAAACGCGTAACTAAAGAACTTCATCTCTATCCTTTCTCTTTACATCTTCATAAGTAGCAAAAGCAGTATAAGCGGTAAGGATGATAGATATAAGAGCCACCCCGCCGATTATTAGCTCCCGCGAGACCGAAGAATCGGAGGCAAAGGTTGCCGCCCCGAACATAATCATCAAGGAGGCAAGGAAGAAAGACAAGTAAATTAGCCTTCTTCTATGCTTCCAGCTTGGCATAAGCAATCTGTTCGTCAATAAACTTCTCAGGATCGAAGACTACTCCGATAAAGACCGAATTTACTTTTGGGCCAATAGTTAGGTGAAGGTGCGCCCCGCGAGATGCTGAGCCGGTATTTCCGACTTTGCCGATAGCTTGCCCCTCTTTTACCCTGTCTCCGACTTTTAGAGTCGGCTTTTCCTGAAGGTGGCAGTAACCGATAAAAACAGTTCTTCCCTTGATTACATCCCAGGCAGACTGAACTAGAACCCAACCTAAAATCCGGGAAAACTTTACCGACTGAATAGTTCCATCCGCGACCGCAGGAATCTTAGTTCCCTCTTTAGGCGCATAGTCGAGGCCGCGGTGCGCGGTAATCCGGCGATCCGTAGTTCCGAAGCGCGAAGTAATAGTCTTCTTAGGGAAAGGGTGTCTCATCGGATTAGCGCCCATAGTGCGGCAACGAAGCCCGAAAGCCCTGCGCCGATAGCGACAAAAGCCAACTTCTCAATCCACTCAAAACGAGCAATAGACTGCTCGACTTTGTTCATCCGGTTAGGGATTTCCTTTAGCCCCTTTAGCTCCGCAACCATCTGAATTTGGACGGAGTTTATCTCTAGGAGCTTCTCGTAGATTTGAGCTTGCGTGACTCTAACTGAGCCTGTTGTTTCGTCTGCCATAGTGAAAGTTTATCGCAGGGTTAGATAACGAGAGTGTCTGCTTCTTCGGCGGTCAAAGGTTGCCCGGCGATTAGCTTTGCCTTAGCAGAGGCTTTTAGTTCTTGCCTTGCCTGTTCGGCAGCCTCACGCTCGGCCTGTTCCTGAGCGGCCTGAATTGCTAGAGCTTCACGCTCGGCGATCTCATCCTCGGTTAGAGGGATAATCTGCTCACGCTCGCCCTCTGGCTTTGAGAGGTCAATCACGATTTTTACTGGGGTATCTGACATAGTTTCTATCCTATCTAAGAGATGATGTAGAGGCTTGCGGAGCTGTTGGCTATGGTGCTGGCAAAAATCTCAAGTTGTGTAATACCTGATGATGTTGTATAAAGGCCAGCAGAAATTCGTTGGAAAGATTGAGTTGCATTGTTTTCAGTTACTTCATCCACGCTTATAGATTTATTGGTAGTGCTTGTGTAATTAGCAACATAAATTGCTTGATTTGTAAAAGTATTAGTCGTAAAACCCGATTGACTGTTGAGAATTCTAATAAAACTGGTTGTTTCAGATGCACTACTAGCAGCAGACCCAGAGCCTTCTAAGGTTCTTAGAGTGTAATTAGAGCCGCTATCATTGTTGAACCTCAAAGCCCCATCTTTGTTTGTATTATCTACCCTGCCAGAAACCAATAGCAATAAATCTTTGCCAGTTTGAGGAATGTTAGTTATTAGTATTTGACCAGTTGTAGATAAAACAACTGTGCTTACAAGTGTCATAGCCATAATTAGCTCACTATTCCGAATAGGTAAAACGAACTCCCACTAGCAAAGTTTGAAGAATTTACACCAACGCTAATTGTATTTATAGCGGCTGTATTTGCCCACCTATCAGCCGTCATAGCGACTCCATTGTAAACTCCGCCAGTTCCATAGTTATACCTAGACAATACTGTTTTGTGTTTATCGGTTGCTGAATAGTCCATTACTTGGATAATGTGAACTGTTGCATTTTCGTAAATTGGAGAGAAGCTCGGATTTACTAAACTTGTTGCCCCAAAAGCGGCAGCACTCGTAATACTGCCAGCACCGTCAACAGTCGCTCTTACATAACCATAATTAGCTCCGCTATCAGAATTGAATCTAGTTTGCATCGCTGTTGGGTCGGCAGAAGAAGCGTCAATAACGAGTATCAAATCCCGATAGGTCGCAGGGATAGAAGAAAAAGTTACGCTTGCAGCACTAGAGCCTAGAACATTAGAAGCTATCAGATCGTAGGTGGATGTGGGCATCTTTTTTCCTTTCCCTGCCTACTTGTAACCATACAAGGAGAAACGGCTGCCGGCTAAAATGTCAGCATCGGCAAAAGTAATACTTGTAACAGCGGCGGTGTTGTTCCATAAAGCTGAGCGTAACGCAATTCTGCTTTCGCTTGCCGCAACCCCAGTTAGAGAACGCAAAGTGGTGTTCTTATTACTTGATGAGAAATCAAGAATGTCAATCACCGCAACTCCGAAAATGTTAGCTCCTGCGTTTGCTCCAGCTGAAATAAGTCCATAAAAACCACTTGTTCCTGTTTGGGCAGTACTAACAACCGAAGAACCATCTCCAGATAAATTGTGTCTAGCGTAGTTTGAGCCAGTATCGCTATTCAACTGAACAACTGGCCCAGCAGTTTGAACAACCCCAGCGTTTATACGAACGGCAGCTCTGATTTGTAAATGCTTGTAATTTGTATAGCTTCCAAGACCGCTAAATGTCACGCTTGCAGTTGTAGTGCCTATCGTTACAGTTTCAAGCAGGTCAAAAGAACCACCACCACCTGCTGCACCTGCTCCTGCAACAGCAATAATTCCTAAAGGAATAGGCATTATGCAGTTATCTTTCCAACTACTCGATAAGTGTTAGCAGCAACTTTTTGAACAGTTGCAGCGTTGTAAGTTTGGTCAATCTTAAATTGGACTGCGGTCCCGGCGGTCCCGGCCCCAGCCCAGTCACTCACACCGCTACCAGCAGCTATGGTTACAGTGCCGCCAGCGTTTCTCCAAATGTCAATTCGACCACCGACAGAAAGAACATCAGGGATTGTGACAGTTACAGCGGCAGTTCCAGAAACATAGATAGTGTCGTTTTCATCCCCTGCGACAGCGGTGTACGCAGCGGTGATTGAGTTGACAGCAGTTGTTGGCAGGGAAACAGGAAATACAGTAGCCCAAGTATTAGTTGCGGTCGCTACCTGAATCTCATTCGTATCCGAGAGGTAGGTAACCATACCTTCGGTAGCGGTTCCAATCGCAGAGGATCGAGCCGCGCTACTAGCAAAGACCATCACCGCCTGGTCTTGCAGGTAATCCTGAACATTTGCGGCAGTGAGCACCTCACCGGCGGTAAAAACTTTGCGGCCTAATCCAGCCATTGAATCTCCTTTAGAAGGCTAACGCGTTGCCTGAGTCTAGCTTACCAAATTGAGCGTCATCCAGGACTAGCAAAGCAAAGTCTAGGGTATTGAAGCCAAGAGACAAGATGTGATTATTCAGGTCGATACTGTGGTCGATACGGATAATTTCAGCATATTTAGTTATGGCGGGAGGGATTAGATTCGGCGTGAATTTTATCTCCACGACATCCCCAAGTTCCAGGTTTAGAAGGCTGTCTTGATCGACCTGGCTTAGTTCGTCAAGTAAGACCTCTACCGAGTCGAAGCGGTATTCCGGCTGCGAATACTTCTGAGAGTAGAAGTCTGCTAGCTCCTGAAGATCGTCATCATTACCGATTAGAAGCCCGGTTCGGGTTAGGTTGAAGACTCCATATTCCTCAATCGAGTCGAGGTCCTGCTGTGTTACTTGCGTATTAGTAATTACCGACTCTAGGACTATCTCATTAGCTAGGAGTTCGGAGCCATACTGAACTCGCATCGACTGGTATCTAATTCCGGTTCCATCATCGGCAAGAGTAACTCCGTTAGAAAGAGGGGCAGCTGTTCTATCTTTGAAGGTTACAGAGCCGTCTTTTCCTATAAAGAAAGAACCGGGTTCGGACTGTTCGATAAGTCGGAAGTAGGAAAGAGCGTTTGTATTATCCGGAATGGTATCCGCTCCGAGAGTCATTTGCCCAGTATCTATTTGTCTTAGAGAAAGCGGCCAGTCGATCTCAGGTAGGGAAAGAATTTCATTTACTCTTTCTCCTGACTTCTGCGCTGTATTAGTCCGAGTAAATAGAGTCTGAACCGCAAAGGCCGCAGTAGCATCCGAGCAGGCGGCTGCGGCTATCGAATCTCCGTTAGGTTCATACTGAAGATTCCAGTCATCGACTAAGCCAAAGAACTGAAGCTCTCCATTAGAGGAGATACGAATTTGCCTCTTAGGGATAATCTGCCCGGCGTATGGGCTAAGGCTGTATTCCGGATCGAAGGTTCGGTCATTGTTATTGAAAACAACATTCGCTAAACCTTGGTCGTATTGGTCTAGTTCGCGGTTCTTACCGCGGCGAATAGCTACGGAAGTTACCTTATCGGTTACATCGTAGAAAAGAGTTCCGCCCAAAATGTAGAAAGTATTATCTAAGACTCCCTGGATAGGGTCATCTAACCGGAAAAATGGTCCAGTTCCGGTATCGGTAAGGTCGAATCCAATTTCGACTTTCTGAATAGGCTGTGGCATTAGACCGCCGCCGAACCAATCTTTAGACCGCCGCCTGTCGCGGTGTATTTATTTATAGCCTTAGATACAGCCGCTCCGGCCATCGCAGGAGAAACAGTAGCGTCATACTTCACCTGAATAGTGTTGTTATTTATTACTGTCGGCTTTCCAGTATTCAAAGGCAAGGTTTGAATAACCGGGGTAGCGCCTCCGGAAGGGAAGGATGGCAGGGTAGAGATTTTAGGAGCGCCAGCGGTAGCTAGTTGCGCGAGCATAGCTAGGAATTGCTTTACTGTATTTCCAAGCCCGCCTAGCTGCCCCTCTAGAGCCTTGATTTGCTCATCGAAGGCCTCTCTAATATCTTCTAGGGTCTCTAGGTATTGGTCGCGAGCGGAAGCTAGAGCCTCATTTAGAGAATCGGTAGCGCGAGTAAAGGCCTCATCCCTAGCCTTCTGAGCCTGAGTTAGAGCCTCATCGAAGGTTGTAAGGATAGTTGCCTGAGATTCGGTGTAGTCAATCTGCGCTTGCTTTAGAGCCTCTGCTAGATCCGTATTGGTCTGCGAAAAGAGTCTCTTTAGTTCTGTAGTCGCTAGGCCAGTCTTCTCAAAGATAGTTTTGGCGAGAGTGTCCATACCGCTCTCGGACTCTGTCTCTAGAGCGCCGAACAGGGATTGGAGTTCTTTCTGGGTCTCGGGAGTGGCCTCTAGAATCGCCTTAGACAGCTCATTACCGGTCTCTAGTCCGGAAGATACTACCTGCTCCAAAAATGTCTGAGAGAAGCCCCTGGAGGCCAATAGAGCCGTATTGGAGACTAGGGTTCTAGAAGCGGTTAGGCGGTCGCGCAGGGTAGTAATTAGCTTGTCTATCGACTTGCCAACTTCTTCTGTTCCGAATAGGTCGGCAACATTAGCTCGAACCGCGGAAGCGTAGGCATCGCGTAGTCGGTCGATACTCTGCTGGATTATGTCGGCTTGCCTATTAGCAAAGTCTTTCTGGATAGCCGAAATGTTTTGGTTATGCGCCTTTAGGGCATCGGCTAGAGACTTATCTCTCTGAATCTCAGCCTGGGTAACGGCCTCGCTGTAAGTCTTTGTAGCTTCAGCAATTGTTTTGTTATAGGTCTTCTGAGCCGAAGCAAGAGCCTCGCGGTAGCGCTCCTGAGCATCGCGAATCTTCTTCTGAGCATCCTTGATAATCTTCTGGACTCGCTCGAAGGCCTTTTCTCTATCGGACTGGCCTCCGCCGCCTCCACCGCCTCCGCCACCGCCGGTATCGTCATCCGCTCCGGGCAGAGGAGGAGGAGTAAGGCCTTTCATCGCATAGTAAAGCTGCCTTTGAGCATTTACTAGGCGTAGCGCATCGGCTCGGGTATCTCCGAACTGCCCGCGTAGCTTCGATAGATCTACATTCATCGCCGCGCCTTGAACAGCCTTTAGTTCGCCTTCTAGCTGAGCGAGCTTTACTTTGAACTTATCGGTCGGAATTAGGCCGTCTTCGTGGGCTTCTTTTAGTCTTCGAATTTCATCGGTTAGAGCCTCGGAAGACTTTAGATCCTTTTCCTTTACGATTCCAGAATCGACTAGGGCATCCGTGAAAATCTTTAGACCGCCGATTAGGGCAAAGATAGCGCTAGCTGCTAATACATAGGGGTTAGCTTTTACGATTAGGTTGAAAGCTGCCTGGGCAATAGAAGCAAGTTCTAGCGCAGTCTTTAGCAGCTTTAGGGCTGTAATAGCCGCAGCTATCTTTATAGCAAAATCGACTATCGTAGTTAGGTTATCCGCTAGGAAGTCGAATAGATTCGCAATCGTAGTCGCGGTATCTTCGATTATCTTCTTACCCTGCGGCGATGCTAGGAAGTCTCCAAAATCCTCGAAGACCGGAATAAGCCTGTCGGCAAATACTCCGACTAGGTTAGTAACTGCCGGTAAAAGAGCTGTTCCAACTTCGGCCTGAAGATCCGTAAATCGAGCGGTAAGGATTCTTTGCTGATTAGCTAGCCCATCGGAAGTATTAGCAAAGTCTCCGGCAGTCTTAGAGGTTGCTTCCATTAGAAGACCAAAGCGAGCCTGAACCTTCTGGGTTTCGGTCATCGCCTCGCCGACTCCGACTATTCCGGCGCGGAGGGCATAGGCCTTTACTTCACTATCTAGAAGGTTTATACCGAAGCGCTTTAGAGGCTCTGCTTCTCCGGCTAGACCAGACTGGAAAACTTGTAAAGCTTCGGCTACATCTATGTTGAAAACCGAAGCAAAGTCTGCGGCTCTCTGAGTTATATCTCCAATAAAGCCAGCAACATCGCCGCCCTGTCCAACAACCCTTTCGGCGAAAGCAGAGAATCTAACAGCGGCAGAATTGAACTCGGATCGAGCGAGACCTAAAGATTCCGCAGAGGATTCTCCAATAGCAAGAACCGCCCGGGCTGATTGTCCGAAGGCAACATTTACGGCGTTAGTAGATTCGGCTAGGTTCGAGGCTTGCTTTATCGCATCCGCGCCAAACTTCGCAAAGGCCGCGGTAGCTAGACCGACTCCGACCGCAACGGCCTTGAAGGCCTTATCTATGTTCTTACCGAAATTACCAAAAGCCTTTTCGGCTTCCTTTATACCCTTATCATCCCAAATCGCTTTGAGGACTACATTTACAGACATTTAGTTGAACTTCCTGTTCGCGGTTCGGTAATAACTTTCGATAACTCCGTCAATCCTTTTCTCGTAATTAGGCAGGTCTTTCTCGACCGAAGGCCAGGCGATACGAGAAGCGCCACGCTTTAGAATACCCGCCGCGGCGTTTAGATTCTGAATAAACTTTCGACCTGCTTCCGCCGGCGTTCTTCTCGCATAGGCGATAAGGCTTCCATCGGCAGTTCTTCTAACTACCGGGGTTCGGCCTGTTCTTTTTCTACCCTGCCCTACATAAGCTCCGGATCGACCGGCCATATCTGTAATCGCTACTGCCGGAGAATTTACCGCAACGCTAACTAAAGAAGTATTTAGGCTTCTTCCGCCGGTCTTTAGCTTAGATCTAACAGTTGTCGAGTCAATCGGCTTCCCTCTGCCCCACCCAGTCGGCCCATAGTTGAAGCGCATACCGCTTAGGGGCTGAACTCGCCTAATGGCTTGCTTGATAGGTTTAGCAGCCTCGCTACCGATAATCTTTATATCTTTTACAAACTGTCTCTGAAGACTAGGTTCGATCTCTTTTAGGTCGCGTTTTAGTGCGCGTATTTCCTGTGCGCTTATCTCTAGACCGGGCTTTATCATCGAACACCTCTAGTAAATTCTACCTAATAGAAAACCGCCTCTATCGAGGCGGCCTCTATTTGTTCATCTCTTGCGCTCTCCAGACTAAGTATCTGCCCATTGTCCAGAGCATTCTTTCATCTAGCTTCATAAGTTCAGCCGGGCTAATTTTGTATTCGTAAGCCAGACCGACTAGATACCAATGCGCGGAGCTATCTCCTAGCCCTTGGATGCTTTTGGGTCAGTCGCTCCAATAGCAGCAACAGTCTCTACCCAACTATCAAAGTCGGTAGTTACTTGCTTCTGTCTAGTTAGCGAAGACCAAGCAAGCCAGAGCAGGTGAGTTACTTTCATCTCCTGCCCTAGCTTGGCGATGCTTAGTGAAAACTCGCTCTCGAACTTCACCATATCGGACATCACTACTTGGACATCCTTCTTAGTTCCATCCAAGAACTCGACTTCGAGCTGCATTCTCATACTTGGTTTCCTTTCTTTCTATTTATTTATTTAGACTGTTCCGCGGCCAACTGCTCCGGTGATAGTCCAGGTTAGGTTCTGTACAGCTAGATCGCCGACTGCTCCACTAACCGGGGCTACATTGTCGATAAGCGCAGTAAATTCATATTTAGGCGCGTTGGTTCCAGCAGGAGTTCCAGCAGGGAAAATCGCTACTGTCGCAACTGTGTTGAACAAGCTGTAAAGGATGCTGTCTAGAGCAGTAGAAGCGTAGTCATTGTGGAAAGACAATGTAACGCTGCCGCTCTTTAGGCCGCCTTTGTAAGTGCGCCATCCAGAGTCACCAAAAGAGGTGGTCTCGATCGCATCTGCTGTTGTGGTTAGCTCTACGGAATTTACATTCTGCGAAACCGCAGTTCCGTTTAGCTGGACTACAACATCCGTCAGGATTTGCTTTGCCATTTATTTTTCTCCTATGTGTTAGCTAGCTAAAACACGAACATTGAACTCAGCCGCCAGATAAGTAACATCTGAAATCAAAACTGAGCCGTAGCTCGTCATCTCGGTCACTATGCAGGAAAAGGCCTTACCGCCTAGTGTCCTATCCGATTCTATCGCAAGACCGATAGCAGATTCTCCGGTGCTAGAGCAGTAGGCATCTAGTCGCTGTTGTGCGCTTCTTTCATCCACGCGACCAACAACGACCTGAACCGCAAAGTTATACTCCGTCATTCCGCGCTTGAAGTCTTGATGATACTGAACTCGATTTAGCTGAACTATCGCAATAGGCGGGCTAGGGTTATCCGGAATAGTCGCGGCGGTTCTTAGCCCGGGGATAGTTGCTAAGTTCGCAGCAATCCCATCTCTTAGCTCGGAGATAATCGCCATTAGGCCATCGCAATTCTGCGGTAAGGGTCGATAAGGTGCTGTACATCGGGATCGAGCCTAAAGCCGACTCGCATAGAACCTAGTTCGTTAGAGATAATTCCTAGAGGCGAATCTAGGCGCTTGAAGATTCGAGAGGCAAGAATAATCGTTGCCTGGGTAATCGCGATAGGAACAGCAGACCATCCCCAAGTTCCGGTAACTCGAACAGTCGCTTCGCCATTTCGGTATGGGAATAGATAATCCTCGATAGCTCTAATCTGGGTATAAGCGGTTACTAGACCACCGGCGCGACCATTTAGAGGCTCTGCCTGCCAGTCGCTAGCCGACCATTCGGTATCGTAGCTTTCTCCGTCTTCGGAGGTCTCTACCTTTGTAAGGGTAATAAAGTCTTCGGTAGGACATACAAAGTTATCTATCGGGGCAAAGATCTTCGTAGCTGTTCCGGCGTTGTAGAAGTAGCGCTCTGTATAAGAGTCAATCTGCCTAGAGGCGGCCTCGATAGCCATCTCTAGGTTTGAATCGTCAAAACCATCCGCGATTCTTATCGCTGATTTGACTTGCTGAAGGGTTGCGTAACCATTAGAAATTGCCATTTTTTCTCCTGCCTAAATTCTACCTTTAGAACAACCGCTTAGACCAGGTTTCCGGGAGCCGGTCGGACTCTATCTCAATAGGCAGGTGATACTCGAAGTCTTTAGCTCCTCTTTCTTTTATCCACTCGACTAGCTCAGTAAGCCCCTGGTCGAGGGTTGTCGAGGTTTTATAGCCCAGAAGTTTCCTTGCCTTATCGCTAGAGCAGAGAGCTATCTTTACCTCCTGCGGCCTTCCTCCGGTATAAATAGGCTCGAAGTTTGTTCCGACTATTTTCTGAAGTCTTTCTGCGAGTTCATTTATAGTTACAGATTCCTCATCGGGGCCAATGTTTATAACCTCTCCGACAGCATCTTCACTTAGGCAGGCTGTATAAAGCGGCTCGATAACATCGTCAATAAAGCTAAAGCAGCGCATCTGAGTTCCATCGCCGTAGATAATCGGTGGCTTACCCTGAAGTAATCGGTTAGTCATAATCGAGGCTACATTCCGGAAGGGGTCATCGTATTTTTGGCGTGGCCCAATTATGTTATGCGGAACTAGGATTACCCAGTCCATCTCGTGGGTATTACAAATGTTTTTTACTAGAAGCTCCGAAGCCATCTTTGCTATGCCATACGGATCTTGCGGCGCAGTTGTCATATCCTCCGTATAAGGAGTAGGCAAGGCTCCATAACGCGCCATAGAGGAAAGGTAGATAAACTTCTTTACTCCCTGCCTCTGAGAAGCCACCAGAGCGTTTGTAGTGGCCTGAACTGTATTTTGTATCACGAGACTAGGGCTGAATACAGAAAGCCCCTCGTAGGCCGTACAGGCCGCGTGTATAACTAAATCTGAGCCAACGAATCCTTCCTCCATTAGCTCTACATCCCAGGCTAAATCTTGCTCGTAAAATTCCACGCCATCCGGAACATTAGAGAGATAGCCTCCGACTAGCGAGTCGATTCCCTTTACCTTCCAGCCTTCGGCTAGGAATAGATCCGCTAGGTGCGAGCCTAAGAATCCAGCCACTCCGGTAATCGTTACTTGTGCCAACTATTAGCCCTAATCCTTTCGAGATTCCAGCGACCTTCGGAGAAGTTATCGGTATCGCATTTATTTTGATAGTAAGCCTGATTAGAAGGCCAGCTAACGCCATTACGATTCGCATAGTTCGGGTCGGTAATAGTAGAGGCATTATCGTGATGAACCGGGGCTTCTATCTTTAGAACCGAGAAGCCTTTATTTACTACCCTGCGCTCATAGTCGTTATCCTCGAAATAAATCGGATAGATAGACTCGTCAAATAATCCGACTTCTTGAACTAGCTGTTCTCCTACGCTGAAGCTCTGATAGTGCGGCCAGATCGAGTTTAGGGTTAGGGTATCCGGCCTCGATTGCTCGGCAAGATTCTTTAGCGCTCCGGGCTTGAACTGATTATCCGCCGAAGTAAAAGTCCAGAAAGGCTCGAAGGGAAAGCACTTGATTCCCAGGTTCCAGCTCCCGGCTACTCCCTGATTAGTAGGCATAGTAAGGATATGAGTCTTCTTTACAAAATCCGGAACTTCTAGTTCCCCTAGTTCCCTGCCATTGTCTATAATTAGCAAGTCGCTAATTTCGTAGTCAATACTATGAACCATCCTTTGTAAAAGGTCGTATCGGTTTAGGACAGGAACAATAAGGATCACTGAAGCCCCTTTAGGAAAGGCATCCAGTAGTGATTCCAGACCTTCTGAGAATCGAATTGCTGCGCGAACTTTCGAGCGGTCTCGGAGTGTCTTCCTTCGGACTTCGCTACCTCATAAGCATTTTCTAGTTGCGTAACGATAGAGGCGATAGAAGGAGTCTTCCACCAAGCTAGCTGCGCTTCATCCCAGAACAACTGTCCGGAGACCTTGAAGCCATCTTCCGCTACTAAGTCTCTTGGCCCAGTCCAGTCGGTAGCGATAACACGAGTGCCGCAGGCCTGCGCCTCAATAATTGGAATTTCGAACCCGCCTCCGAGGGAAAGCTGTAAAGCAACATCCGCAGTTGAATAAAAGCCGGCTAGATCCTTCGGGTCGATACCTAAGCGGTAGTCGATAGCATCCGGGAAGATAACCGCATCGAGCGGAACTCCGCAGGCTTCGGCAATTCGAGGCAGGTGATAGCCGCCGTAGATTCCTTTTGGCTCTGTATGTATGTAGAGATAGGCGTTAGGCACTTTCTGTCTAAATACCGCGAAGGCCATAAGAGCTTCAGCGAAGGCTTTGCGGTGAATTGACTTATTAGCTTTATTAGCTGAGTTCATTACGATTAGGAAGTCATCATCCTTTAGCCCTAAGAACTCTCTAGCATCTTGCTTGCCGATTTTCTCAGTTGGCTTGAAGGTCGAGACTGTATCTATCGAGTGCGGTATGTACATTCCCTCGATTCCATTTTCCTCTAGCTGCTCTTTTCCAAAAGGAGCCATCGCAATAGGGGTTACATTTTCTTTTTGCAGCCATCGCTTTACCGCAGGTGGCATTGAGATATGGTCTAGCGGAACCCACGAGAGGATTCTTGGAAATTCTTCGGTCGGCCAAATCTCCGGCTTTAGGGTCCAGACATCTCCAAGAGTAAGTATGTAGTCTTTATAGTCGGACTTAGCGGCTTCGATTTTATGCGCAACCGCGAGCGAATCCTGAGACATCGGATCGTAACCTCTCGCATAGTGCGGAATCTCTCCGTATGCGGTTTTGTAGGTAGAGTTACTTCCCTCTAATCCCCAGTTCGAAGCGTGCGCCGCTCTTACTCCGTGCTTTACTAGGAAGTCTAAAAGGATTCCTATTTGCATCCCATAGCCGGTTGGCTGATAGGGCGAGTTTGACCAAGTAGTTATGGTCAGGTCTAACTTTTCTGGCTTCATAAATTCCTTTCTAACCCCAGAATAGCAAAAACCCCCGCCTTTTAGCGAGGGTTTTGCCAGAGTTTCTAAGAAAGACTAAGCAGCCGATCCCTTGAAAATCTTGAAGTGCTCCTGGTGCGACAAGTTTCCATCAACGCGAATCATAAATCTGAAAACGCTGAGGTCGTTTGCGAACTTGAAGTCATCGCTCCTGTCGACACGAAGGCCACCAGCAACGCGAACCTTGTAGCTAGGCAGGTATCCAAAACCAACCGAAGCTGCAGCTGAACCAACAGCGGCCACGCCTGGGTTTTCATACACGCGGAAGCCAAGTAGCGAGTCTGGCTGTCCAGCCTGAAGTGAAGGCTGGAACAAGTATTGGCCATCGTTGTCCTTCAGCTTGCGGGCGTTACGGATTGCGGAAGGAGACATAAGCCATCCGGTTCCATTCAATCTGCGCACAGCACCATCAACTGAGTAGACAAGGTCGATGAGTTGGTCTGCGGTGAATAGGCCGCCTGCGATGGTGCCATTTACACCAGTTCCCGCAGCGGTCATAATTCCGGTAGGAGCAGAAGCTCCACCAGCACCAGTGGTAAGTGCAGCATTTACTGCGACACCGATTGAGTTTCCAGCTGCGCGAGCAAGAACCTCGGCAACATCCACTCCACCATCTTCGATTAGCTCACGCGCCACTGGAACCAAGAAAGCGTATTTCTTCGCGCCCAATGTAATGGAGCTGAAGGTAGGCTCACTTTCGTCAATCTCTGCGCCAGGTGCTTCGTAACCAGCAGTTCCATAAGCAGTCAAAGTTGGGATCTTCAAATCTTCCCCACTCTGCGTCTGGAATACTTCAGAAACATCGAGCATTGGACCAACTTCACGAGCTAGGTCATAGACACGAGCAACAAAGCTCTGTGGCACTAGACCTGAAGAACCGGAAGGGGTTAGAGTTCCGCGAGTCTCGAAAGAGTGAGAGCGAATCTCTCCCTTTGCTAGTGCGCGGACATAGTCGTAGTCGGACTTAACTACATCTGAGACAGCAAAGTCTGAAGCTGCGGCGGCGGCCTTAGCCTCGCGCTCCTCTGCCTTGCGGATTGTCTCGATAGCAGCAGCTCGCTCGTCAAGTTCTGCGTTGATGCGGTCGAACTTCTGAGTCTCCTCAGCGGTTAGATCACGCTTCTCTGCGGCAGCGGTGTCAAGAAGCGCTTTTGCTTCTTCCCACGCCTTTGCGCGAGCCTCTGCCTGAGCCTTGATAAAAGACTGTGACATTTGGCATTTCTCCTAATTGTTAGTTGAACTTCAGCCGCGCTAACGCAGAACTGAAACAGGCGGCGCTAACGCTCGGCCATAGTTTTATTCTATACCAAAAGAGAAACCCCGCAGGTAGAAAGGAAAAGACCCTGCGGGGCGGAACTCGCTCTTGGCAACTATCGCTAGAAGGGGGTTAGCGAATTTCTGTTGGCTTGGTAATGCGAGTTTCCCTCGTGGCAGCGCTCGCCGATTGGCTGCCGTTGTTTTCGCTGTCTTCTTTGACTGCGAAGTTTGGATTGTCTAGTTTCCAAATAGCATCTGCCCATTTATCGGCTAGAGAGTAAATCTCTCCAACAGAAGGCTCTCCGGCGATCTTTAGAATCGTTTGCTTGATTTGCTCTTTGGTAGCCATTAGTTCCTCTTTAGTAATAGGTCGAGCTGCTTGCGCTTTAGCTCTAACAAATTGACTTCTTCTTCGGTTTGTTCTTCTTCCTTTACCTGAGTTGGAGTAAGGGAATTTACAACTGTCTTGATTAGCTCTGCCTGCTCATCCGTTAGGTCTGCGCCTTCTTCTAGCTTGAATACGGCATCCGCGAGCTGATCTGGATCTACCTGCGCCCGCTTTGCTGCCTTATCTAGGGAGCGAACCATTGCTTCGGTCGCGGCATAGGCAGGGAAGGCAACAATCGAGACCTCGAATAGTCGAACAGACTTTAGAGTTCTTTCGGTCATTTCGTTGTTCCAAGCATCCTTTTGAACCGCGAAGCCAAAAGACATTTTGTTTAGGTCTCCACGCTTTAGCAGCTCTGCCATATCTCTACCATCGGAGGTATTAGGCAGGCTTGCCTCTACTCGGAGTCCAACCTCATCTTCATAAAGCTTCATAGTTCCGGAGCGGGAGGAAGCTAATACGCGACCAGTATCGTGATTTACTAAAAGCTTTACATCGTTGCGAGCGCGTAGCGAGCGGCGGAAAGCGCCTGGTTCGATAGTCTCCACGAATCCGCCTAGATCCTCGGATGGGGAATTGAACTTTGCGGCATAACCGACAAAGGTCATACCATCGCCTTCTTCTCTTAGCTCAAACTGAGCGTCAAAGTTTCTGGTTTCGTGCTTCATCTTTCCTCGTTCTTCTTCGGCTTCTAGTCTAGCGACTACACCTTCCGCATAAGCCTGAGCGCGGAGTGCGGTTCTTCTTGTTGTTCCTCCACCCCAGAGAGCCATCGCAACAACTCCCGGTGAAGGATAATTATCTGATTCTGGATTCGCATCTGGCGAATCTAGATCGACTAAGTGTCTGGCAATCCAAGCCTGGATTCTGTTCCACTTATCCGCAGAGACTCGACCTTCTGCCATCTCACGAGCCTCGCGAATAGTTCTATCGACTAGGCCATCGCCGCCTAATCCTTCGGAATACCACTCTAGGCCTCTACGAGCGGAGGCTCTCATATAGGCGGGCGGAGTTAGATCTACCTGTCGAACTTCGTCATCTTCCGGTTCATCCATCGGTTCTTCTAGTCGGTCGATTTTAGTAAGAGTAGAGAATTTATGCCCGACATAAACATCGGTATCATCCCATCCTCCTTCTACCCTGCGATAAATCTGAATAAGAGCGGCTGGATCATCGGGAGTTCCGGTAATAGTTACGCTCGAATCTGGAACATTTATAGTTCCATCTCTTTCTATTCGAACTATCTCGCCTCTAGCGCGACCTCCGGAGGAGTTCCAAGAAACATAATCTCCGACTTCTAGTTCGGTAGGCTTAGCTCTTTCGCCGCCTGGCTCCATACCTTCGGCAATAGATACCGCGACCATCTGGTCGATAGCAGACTGCTTAGTATCGTGGCAGCCGATTACCTCGCCATCTTCTTTCTCGACAGCCCATCCTGAACAATCCGGGTTCGTATTTGAAATAAAGTAAGGCATTATCCCAACCTAGCTAAGACAGTAATCGTTCCGCCTAAAGCGACTGCTGTTCCATTTATCGTTATACCTGCGGCGGTGGTATTTATCGCGACTGTTTGAGTTTGAGAATCGTAAGTAAGGGGAGAGGTAGCATTTATAACTCCGGATGGGCCTTGTGGGCCAGTAGCTCCGGTCGCACCAGTTGCTCCGGTTGCTCCTGCCGGAATAGAAAAGTCAAAGATAGCGGCGCTAGTGCTGCCGACATTAGTTACAGTCGCGGAACTTCCGGGAGCGCCGGTAGTAACTGTGCCGACTGTAATAGTCGCGGCATCTCCGGTATCTCCCTTATCTCCTTTAGCGCCGGTCGCTCCAGTAGCCCCGGTAGCACCGGTAGCTCCTGTATCGCCCCTAGGAATAGTAAAGTCGAAAATAGCTGCGCTAGAAGTTCCAACATTTGTTATCGAGGCAGAGCTTCCCGCGCTTCCTGTCGTAACAGTTCCGACTGCGATAGTCGCGGCTTGCCCCGGATCTCCGGTATCGCCTTTATCTCCCTTTGCGCCAGTTGCTCCGGTTGCTCCGGTTAGCCCCTGCGGCCCCTGTGGCCCAGTCTTTCCCTGAATTCCTTGTGCGCCTTGTGGGCCAGTCTGCCCAGTAGCGCCAGTAGCACCAGTCGCGCCAGTAAGTCCAGTATCCCCTTTATCACCCTTATCACCCTTTGCCCCTTGCGCTCCAGTTGCGCCGGTATCTCCTTTATCGCCTTTCGGTAAAACAAAATTTAGAGTCTGCGAAGGAGCTGTTCCGGTAACTGTGACCGCGGCAACTGTTCCGCTAGTAACTGTTCCAACCGATAGGACTGTCGGCTGACCTAATACTGTCTCATTTACCCAAAGATTAGAAGTCGAGTCATAAACTAAAGATTGACCATCGGTCGGAGTCGTAAGTCTTACATTGTGAAGCTCATCTAGCTCGTATCCATTTTGAATATTTACATAGATAATTCCGTTGTTTTGATTTGCTCGAATACAGTAGCCAATAAAAACGGCGTTATCCGGAGCAGGAGGCCTAGTAGAAGTTAGGCCTCCGGGAACTGTTGGAGATAGCCATACAGCAGCGCCTTCGGTTAGCCCATTTGTATTTATGCCTCTTACTAGGCCAAAGCTTGCCGCAAATCCTTTACTGCCACCGCTAATTGTCTCGGCCATAATAGCGATAGTCTTCGAGCTAGTTGCCTCGCTACTTGCGGAGGCGTAGGAGACAAGTTTGTTATTTCCATCGGATCCGGTTACATAAACCGCCTTGCCCTTAGTTCGCTCCGAACCATCCGAGGATTTACAAAGAATAAAAAGCTCTTGGCCGACATTTTGATTTACAGTCGGGGTCATTCCAAGTTCTAGAGTTTTATCCGCATCATTCCAGCCGATTCGACCGACTGCGATAGAGGGAACAGCATTTACATTGAACTGTATGTAGGCGGGTTCTGCGATTGCGGTAGCGCCAATTATGTTATCGACCAGAGTAGCTTGATTCTCATTTACTACGGCAGAGAAAGTTCCGCTCGTAATAATAGTTGCGGTATTAGGGGCAGTTACCTCTACTACCGCTGTTCCGGTCGTTACATAAATTTGGCTCAACGAGTTACCTCTGGATCGACTGTGAAGTTACCTTCGAGTAATCTCGTAACATAGCCACCGCCTGTAACGAGTTCTAGGTCATAAACATACTGGCCAGATGGAACTCCCGCGGTAGTAGTCGCGGTAGCTTCGAGGATAATCGAACCAGCAGTTCCGCCTAGAGTAATTCCGCTTCCGCTAGTAAGGCTTAGAACCGGAGTTGTCGAATCGTAAGTCTCTCTAACCTGCATCCTTGCCGAATAGCCGGTTAGATTTACGGCGGTTCCGTTAGTTCGCCAGGTTAGCGAGTAGTCGAAATTGGCGCCTTGCCAACAATTTAGATTTAGTGTCGCAGGTGCTTGCATTTAGTTCTCCGGGTAGACAGAGGATGGATTTACTGGGTCGATTTGAGAAACTGGCTGAAGCTGAGTGCTTGGAACTCCGGTATGGGTAATAGCCGGTAAGCCCATCGCTCTTAGAACATCGGCAGGATCGAAGCCAACCTGGACTAGCTTTTGAGCCATTACTACGCGCTTATCAGTAGCTACTAAATCCGCCGCGTCAATGTTTACATTCGAGAGCGGAACTCGAAGGATATCTCCTCCGTCAATCTTAGATAGACCTTCCGCGACTCTCGCATCGTTAGCGGTAAGGATACCGGCCTGGATGCCCTGCGAGTAAGCGGTAAAGCGAGACTGAACATCTCCTCTTAGTAGGGAGTTCATATTGAACTCTACGAAAGCTCCCTGTCCGTTTGGATAAACCTGAAGCAAAGTAGAGAGCGAGTTTTCGATAATCGCTACATAGGGTCTGAGCGTATGTGTAACGAACTCTATCTGAGTGGCTTCCACCGATGAGTAAGTATTAGTTCCGGGCAGGTTCATCATATGCGAAGGTATGTTCCAGATTCGGCATAGGTCTTCGATAAACATCCTGCGGGAATCTAATAGCTGCGATTCCTCTGGATTTACTCCGATATCCTTTATGTCCAAACCGGAGTGAAGAACCATAGTCTTATGCGCTTTTCTCCAGCCGCCGTGTCTAGCATCTACGGATTTAGCAAGAGCCTTAGCCTGATCTTCGGTTAGAGTCGCGGGAGTTACTAGCGCATAGTTTCCAGAAGCGCCCTGTCCGAAGAATCTCTGAGCGTAAGAGTCGAGAGCTAGTCCGAGACCTAAAGCATCTTTCATCGCATCGACTCTAGATACTCCTCGAACAGAGCCGGGGCGCATTACTGATTCGACAATGTGAAGAATCTGGTCGGAGGTATAAGTCTTGCCATCTTCTTGATACTCGAATCGAACTGCTCCAATTCTGTTTCTCTTTACCTCAATCTTTGTCGGATTTAGGACAGTTAGATTTATCGGGAATCCTTCTTCATCGCGGAAGACTCTAATAAAAGCATTTCCATCGAGCATTAGAGAAGCGATAATCGAACTGATAAATGGAGTGCGATCTACGAAGGAAACATCCGGTCTATTTACCCAGTCTGGCTTGGGGCGCATTAGTTGCTTCTGGCCGTCTCTGCGAACCCAGGCATCCATCGGAAGGGTCGAGATAGTTCCCGCGATTAGCGAGACTGCCGCGGATACTCCGGCGAGTTTATAAATGTTATCTTCGTCAATGAAAGTTCCAGAGTTATTCTGAAGCTCGAAATCTAGGCCAGCTCCCCAAAGTGAGTTCGGGGTAATTGCTCGCTTCTCGAAAATGTTATTTAGCATTAGCGCCTCTCTAGGGCTATTCCGAACAGAATCGAGAATAGGCCAGCTGTAATAATTCCGGCGGGTATAAAGATTAGGCCAACTCCGAGGCTGACCGCTATTGCGCCAGCGACCTGAGTAGCGATTACAACCTTAGAAGACATAGACACCCGGCACTTG